TGTGAGAGCATCCGCACATCCCGTGCGTGGGGTGCTGAAGCAAAATCAGCGACCAAATTCCCCCCTTCCCCCTTTAGGGGGGACGACACCGTTGCCTCCTGCGCATAACCTTCGCGTATGCGAGACATGACGGACTTTTCCCCTATAGGGAGGCTTAGACTGCCGACCTTTCAGCGCGCACCGCAAACACGCGTGTGTCGCGCAGGAAGCACATCACCCTATCAGGGTGATGCAATCCCTTACGAATCAACACCTTACGGTGAAAGTTGGCAGACGCGTGTCGCGACGCTCTCGCGTGACGGCGGCGAGGGGGGCGGTGGGGGCCGCCCCGCCGACGCGCGCCTGATCTGTGATCCCCAGCACTCCAAAAATTCGCAGCAATTTTTCAAAACCAGGGTCTTCTATGAGTGACAACGAAAAACTCCTGAACCGCGCAGGCAACGCTCGCGGCATGCACACCTACAACGATCCAGAATCGCGGGTTGTGCAACAGCAGGCCAATCGGCTGGCTGGCCTAGCATCGGCGGCAGCCGCCAAGCAGCGCACGCTGGAAGAAGGCCGCAAAGAGTTGGCTCGCGCCAGGAAGATGCCCGTCACCCCGCAGGACGTGCAGGCTTTTCGCCGCCGCATCATGGACGTGGTGGAAGACAACGTGGGCCGCGCACAACAAGTGCTTGAGGGAACGGAGGTCTGGACAAACGCCCAGGTGCGTGTCTTCTCCGTGCTACTAAACAAGGTCGTCCCAGACTTGCACCATTCTTACAGCGAGGTCTCCGTGCAGAAAAAGAAGCTCGACGACCTCACACGCGAAGAGCTTGAGGGCATCATCCGCGACGCCATGAGCGAGAAGAAGAAGTCTGGCGAGGTAATCGACGTAGAACCCAAGGAGACTGGCAATGAGCAATGAATATGACTTGGCGGAAGTTGCCCAGCGCCTCCTGACAGTCCGCGAGGCAAGCGAGAGTTTCATGGGCTACGTCAAAGCCATGCGACCTGGGATTGTGATCCCAGACTTCCAGCGCGAGCTGATCGAGATTCTGGATCGCGCTGAGCGCGACGAGCTTTACAACGACCACGGCAAGAAGGTGCGCCGCATCCTGGTCAACATGCCGCCGCGTCACGGTAAATCGACATTTGCCACGGAACTCTTTCCATCCTATTACATCGCTCGCAAAGCCTACCGCGAGATCATGTCTGTTTCATACAACGCCGAACTGGCTAAGACATTCGGCCGCAACGTGCGCGAATACACGCGCAGTTCTGTCATCAAGCAGTCCTTCCCAGAGTTCACCCTGTCCGAAGAGTCACGCGCCGTGGACGTCTGGAAGACGACCGTCGGCGGTGTCTATTACGGCGTTGGCCTCGGCGGCACGACGACGGGTCGTGGCGCAAACCTGCTGATCGTGGACGACCCCATTAAAGCCCGTCAGGAAGCGGAGTCTCCCACCGTCCGCAACACGGTTTGGTCTTACTACGTCTCTGCGCTGCTCACCCGTAAGCAACCAGACAGGGATCGCCAGCCAGCGCTTGAGATCGTGATCCTCACGCGCTGGCATCCCGACGACCTGGCTGGCCGCATCATGGAGACAGAGGAATGGAAGCGTGGCGAATGGATGCACGTCAACTTTGAGGCCCGCAAGACACATGTCCGCAAGGTCAGCCGCAAGGAACTGCCAGAGGACGACCCCGAATACTTGCCGCCCTCATTCATGCTCTCGACGATCACCGAGAGTCGCCGCTTCAAGAACATTGAGACCACTACCGCCCTGTGGCCAGAGCGCTTCCCACTAGAAGAACTGGAGCGTATCGAGCGCATGAACCCAAGAGAGTTCGCCTCTCTTTATATGCAGTCGCCCTACGTTGCTGGCGGTAACGTCATCAAGAGTGGATGGTGGCGCTTTTGGGACGAGCTGCCAGAGCGCTTTCACTCGCTCATCATCACGTCCGACACGGCATTCAAGAAAACCGAGTCCGCCGACTACTCAGTCCTTCTCGTGGCTGGTGTGTCTTACACAGGAGACATCTACATCCTCGATGTCATCCGTGGCAAATACAACTTCCCAGAACTCAAGCGCATCTCGACCCAGGTCAACACCAAATGGCGCGGGCGTGGCCTGCGCGGCCTCTACGTTGAAGACAAGGCCAGCGGCCAGTCTCTGATCCAAGAACTGCGCATGGAGTCTGGGATTGCCATCATTCCTTACAAGCTGCCGCCTGGAGACAAGGTCAGCCGCGCCAACTCTGTCACGCCGATCATTGAGGGTGGGCGAGTCTATTTGCCGCAGACTGCCCCGTGGCTGGACGACTTTATGACTGAGATGCAGCAGTTCCCAAGCAGCAAGCACGACGACCAGGTTGATGCCCTGGTCATGGCGGTGGACATTCTCTCTCGTGTTGTCTTGCCAAACGACGACGCCCTGAACGGAGCGTTTGATGCCAGCCTGTCGCTCAACAGGAAAATCTTTGACTCCATGAGCGCACAGAACATCCACTCCAAAAAACTTTCGTCTGGAATTGCTGGGTGGGGAGAATAGGACGATACGAACGCGTGTTAAGTCCAAAATCCATGACATCACCACCGTCTGCAAGGAGCAATCATGGCAACAAAGGACTCTCGACTTACGAAAGCTGGTGTGTCTGGCTACAACATCCCAAAGCGCACACCCTCGCATCCAACTAAGTCTCACGTTGTCGTTGCTAAGTCAGGCGATCAGGTCAAGACAATCCGTTTTGGCCAGCAAGGTGTTAAGGGTTCGCCCGACGGCACCAAACGCAACGAGGCGTTCAAGGCGCGGCATGCGAAGAACATCGCTAAGGGCAAGATGTCCGCAGCCTATTGGGCTGACAAGGTGAAGTGGTGATGTTTACAAGACTAGAGAAAAGAGATCGGGATGTCCTGGTATAAAAACGAATCCACAACACCCAATGATGTAGTCGTTGATCTCTCGAACCTGATCGAGCCGCTGATGAACTATCAAGACATCAGCGACTTGCTCAGTGAAGAGCAAGAGAACCGCATCGTTGACTATGTGCGTGCCATCCTAAAGATGTCGCACTCACGCATTTCCCGCCGCTATCAGCATTGGCAGGAGGCCGACCGCGCACATGATGTGTGGGTTCCTCCAGACGCAACCAAGTTCCGCGAGAAAGCTGTCATTGCCGACACACGCGCAATCAGCGACACCGTCCTAACTTACATGATGGCTGCGCTGACTGGGCGCAATCCCATGTTCCAGCTTGAAGGTCTTGACCGCAAGAGCCGCAAGGTCTCAGCAATTCTCGAACGACTCTTGCATCAGCAAATGCGTCGCACGGCAGGTGAAGCACGCATTGCTCAGCTCACACTTGACAGCATCCGCTACGGCTTCGCACCCACAAAAATTGTGTGGTCTCCGAAGGACAACACCAATCACATCATCAACTTTGATCCGCGCCGAGTCTTCCCAGACCCACGCGTGTCTTGGGGTGACTGGGAAAAAATGCAATACATCTGCTTTGTTGACTACCAGTCCACCAATCAGATTCTTGCAAGTGGTCTGTATCCGAAGTTTCAGAAATACCCAGCACTGCGTCGCAACCGCAAGGTTGCTCGCAATCATTCGTGGGAAGCGCACGAGTGGGCACGCGAAGAGGGCAAGGGTCTATCGATCAACCCGCAAGACCCGCACGAGTCCACTGGCAACTATCGCTTCAGCTTAGACAGCGCTCGCGTTTTGGACGAGGCATGGATTCGCATGTCTGGATACGAGATCGGCGTGCCGAGCATCGATCAGATTTGGTTGATCGTTGCAATCATCGACGAGCAAGTCTGCCTGCGCTTCCAGCTCAATCCATACGGCCGACAATTCCCAACCGTGTTAGGCGGTCTGTTCTTCGACAAGCACAAGACGTTCAGCCAATCGCTCTACGATCTCTTGCTGCCTCTGCACGACATCGCCACTTGGCTGCTGCGCAGTCGCATCGACAACGTCCAAGCCGCGCTATCGAATCTGATCTTCGTAGACCCAACGCAGGTCTCCATTCCAGATTTGATTGACCGCAATCCGTGGGGCGTTGTGCGCACACTTCCTGGCACAAAGCCAGGGGATGGCGTCTACATTGCCAACGTGCCAGATGTCACCAAAGGTCATTGGAACGACATCGCACAAATGCACGAGTTGAAGCAGCGGCTCTCAGCAGCAAGCGATGCGCAGCAAGGCATGCCGACAGTTGACGGCGTGCGCACAGCAACTGAGATTCAACGCCTGAGCCAGATGGGCAGTCAACGCCTCGGTGTGTTGGCTCGCGTGATGTCTGCAACCACCATGCGTCCGCTGGTTCGCATGATGCTCTCAAACATTCAAGATGCACTTGAATATAGCGGCGCAATCCGCATGGACAAGGCAGACACACCTGGCTTGTTGGCCGATGTGGTCAAAGATGGCTACATCGACTTCAACGTCAATGATTTGCAGGGCAACATCGATTACCTGATCGTCGATGGCACGTTGCCAGTAGAACCTACGCGCAGCCCAGAGACGTGGATGAACATCCTGCAAATTCTCAACCAATCTGGCCTACAGATGGAATACAAGGCGGGCAAGATGGTTGAAGAAGCAATCCGCGCAATGGGCTTGTCTGACCTTGACCAGTTCAAGATCAGCGAAGAAGAGCGCAAGCAGGGCATGACGCCAAGCCAGCAACTGTCGTTGATGGAAAAGATGCGTGGCGCAAACGTGATGCCGCAAGAACAACTCAGCCGTGAAGTGGAGAAGGGCAACCTGATCCCGATGCGGCAAGCTGCGTAGGAGTAAGAAATGCCGATCAGACCTGGACTTGACTCAACCGCCATAGGAGGCAACATTGATCCACTCATTCGTGACTACATTGAAGCAAGGCTTGGCGAGCTTTTGGCAGAAGTGCTGCCTCAAATTCAAAGCTCTCTTGAAGAAATAAAGTGGCTTCGCCAGCAGAGCAAAGACGTGCAACTGGAAACACAAGCGCGTCTTTCCTCTATGGAGAACACCATCAACACCAACCAAGATCATCGAATCACCAAGCTCAAGATCATTGAGCTGATGAAAGCAATGGGATTGGAGTAACAAGTGACTCAATACACGCATAACGGCCCAGACATCACAAGGCCAGTAGGCGAACAGTTAGTCTTTGATTCGGCAAAGACTGGTCGTCATATTCTTGACGACTATCTGGAAGCCTGCGAGCGTGGTGTTCTCACTATTCCCGAATTGCTCGACCAAGTGTTTGACAACACTGGCGCGATCAATCAGACGTTCATTCAACTGCGTATTCTTCAGCCAGATCAAAAGCTGCAAATCCGCAGCGGTCTATATGTAGACCCCAATGCTGGCTGGCGCGACACAGGCAGCTACATCTTCCGCCAGCGCGGTGCGTGGGCTGCCAGCACCGCATACGCGGCAAGCGACTTCATCACATACAACAACAGCTTCTACTACGCCAAAGAGGCTCACACCAGCACCAGCACTTTTGATGCAACCAAATGGGGCATCATTGTCGATGGCACTGCGATCAATACCGCAGTCACCAACAGCTCAGCCTCTGCTGCGGCTGCTGCCGCAAGTCAGACTGCTGCTGCCGCGTCGGCCACCGCCGCCGCGTCAAGCCAATCCGCAGCGGCCACCAGCGCAACGCTGAGCCAGGAC